CGCGCTTCCTTCACCTTCGAGCGCAGCGCGGGCGATTCGTCGATCAGCGTCGCGATCCGCTGCTTCGAGTTGCGCTTGGCCATCTCGGTCGTCGGCTGGACGGCCATCATCGGGCCAGGCGCGAGGTCGATGTTGTAGCCGATCCAGTTGTTGCCGCACTCCGTTTTGCCGACCTGCGCGCCGGTCATCAGCACGACCAGCTCGGTGCGATTCACCGGCGAGAGGCAGTCCATCGGCTCTTTGAGATAGGGCGTCCGCGACGTGCGCCACGGGCCCGGTTCGGGGGAAGATCGCGTGGTCAGCATGCGGTTGCGATCCGCCCACTCGCTCACCAGGAGGATTGGATCGGGCCGCGCGCCCGCGAACCCGGCGGCGCGGACGATGGCTGCCACGTCGACTTCGGAGGTGAAATCCAGCGCCGGGTTCATTCGGGCTTGCCTCCGATGTTCATCTTGCCGGCCGAAAATTCCTCGAACACCATCTGCAACTCCGCGTACAACAGATCGTGCAGAATCAAGGGGTCCGGTTCCGCCGCCAGTTGAGCGGCGAGACGGCTGGGGACGTTCAGGCAGGCGTCGCGCAACACGCGAAACAGATTGAAGACGTTTACGTCGACCGCGCGCTTGGGCACGAGGGTGCCCTGGCGCTCCTCAAACTCGAGTTTTTTGAGCCGCGCTTCGTTAACCTCTTTGGCCGCCCGCGCATTGGCAAAGGATAGCGCCGTGGTCGTGGAGCGCTGCGGGTCCGCCAGGGCCTGCCCATCGGCTTCGGCGCGCTTCTTAGCCGCCCAGGCTTCCGATCTCTTGCGCCCGCCCTCGACGTGGTGGGTGCTCTTGGGACCGTAGCGAGCCTGCGCATGGTTGGTGTTCTTCTCCCAATCGCGGTCGGCCTGCTCGACGTCGATGGTGCCGTCGGCCTCGCGCTTGATGCGGCCTGCGGAAACGGCGACCTGGACGGCTTTGAGATTGCAACCGCGATGCCGGGCGTACTCTGAAATGCTGACGAACAATGTGATACCCTTTTACCCAAGGGCATCGAGATTCAATTTTCAGTGACTACTTTAGGCCGTTGCGCTCACAGGCGCAGCGGCTTTCTCTTTTTTCATCGGCAGGCGTTCGCGTTCCACCTGCAACATCGGAGATCCGGTCGCCGCCAGAATCGGCTGGCGATGCGTGAACCGGTTCCAGCGCCTTAAGATCACGTCGGCGTAGACCGGCGCGAGTTCCATCATCCGGCAATGGCGGCCCATGCGTTCACAGGCGATCAGCGTCGAGCCCGAGCCGCCGAACAAATCGAGGACCACCGCGCCGCGCACCGTCGAATTCGTGATGGCCCGCTCGGCCAGCTCGACGGGCTTCATGGTGGGGTGCTCCAGGCTCGCGTGCGGACGCTTCAGAAACCAGACGTCGCCCTGGTCGCGGCCACCGCGCCAGACGTGATCGCCGTCCTCGGGCCAGCCGTAGAGAATCGGTTCGTACTGGCGTTGGTAATCGGAGCGGCCCAGGGTGAATTGGTTCTTCGCCCAGATGACGAACGTCGACCAGTGGCCGCCCGCTTCGGTGAAGGCGCGTTGCAGGGTGTGCAACTCCGACGACGACATGCAGATGTAGAACGCGCCCCTGGTGACCTTCAGCATGTTGACGCAGGCCAGATGCAAAAACTCATAGAAGCCGTCCGCGAGCTTGTCGTTGCCGATCTTTAACTTCCGCGCCGTCTTGCCTTCGTAATCGACGTTGTAGGGAGGATCGGTGAAGACCAGATCGGCCCTGCCGTTGTCCATCAAGACCTGAATCGCATCCCAATCGCGGGCGTCGCCCACCAGCAGCCGGTGATTGCCGAGCAACCAGAGATCGCCCAGGCGCGATGTAGCCTCGGCCACCAGCGCAGGCGCTTCGTCGGCGTCCGTCTCGCCGTCGAGAGCGTCGCCCGAATCGTCGAGCAGCGCTTTCAGCTCCCGGTCGGTGAACCCCAGCACGTCCAGATCGAAGGTATCAGCTTGCAACTGCTCCAGTTCGGCGCGGAGGAGCGATTCGTCCCACCCGGCGTTTTCGGCGAGCTTGTTGTCGGCGATGATGTAGGCGCGCTGCTGCGCGGGCGTCAGGTGATCGAGCGGGATCACCGGCACTTCTTCCATCCCGAGGAGGATGGCGGCCCCGAGCCTGCCGTGGCCTGCCAGGATGCCGCCCTCCGACTTCACCAAAATCGGCTGCGTAAACCCAAACTCGATGATCGACGCCGCGATCTGTTCGATCTGCGCCTTCGAGTGGGTCCGCGCGTTTCGTTCGTAGGGAATCAGCCGCGCCACGGGCCACATTTCGATGCGGCTGGCCATCGCGGCAGGGAGTTTTACGGGCGTCACGAAAGCAAAGCGTAACACGATCTCATGAAATCATCAAGATCCACGTGGAACCTTAAAGTAATCCGTTTCGTGTCGCCCAAAAATGTCACATCTGAATAAGTTTTTGAATGCGTTACATTAACTAATCTATGGAAACGATTACAAACGAATCGCTTTATCGGTCAAACGCTAGGGTTAAGGTGCGGGCGGCAAGCCCGCGGAGGGCCATCGCGGGGGTAGGACCCGTCGCCCTTGTTGGCGATGCACTCAGGTTTATCGGCTGAGATGCAAGAAGGGGTGCTGGTTTTTTAGCAGAGGAAAGGATGCAGATCGGCGAGGCTGAATCGGGCTGGGCTGCGGCGCGCGCCAGTGCGGCTGGGCGTGCGGCTGGGGGCGTGGCTGGGGTTGGCGCGCTGGCAGGGGCGTGGGCGCGCGCCGTGTGGCTGCGGCGGGCTAGAACGTGAAAAGCCCCAGGCTGCAAAACCTGGGGCTCGGGGTTGAAGGGTTGTCGGCGGGCTTAGGCGATGCGGTACGTGCGTCCGTTCTTCTCGTCGTTGGTGGACTCAATCTGCTGGCCACCCTTGCTGCCCAGGATGCTCATGAACCCGCGAACCGTGTGCCGTTGCCAGTCGGTCGCCTTCATAATCTCGGCGAGCGATGCACCCTGCGGTCTGCTCATCATCGCGATAACCTGCGCCTTCTTGTTGGTCGCCTTCCCTGCTGCGGCAGGCTTGGCCTTCGCTGCGGTTTTGGCGCGCTTGGTGGCCTTGGCAGGCTTGGCCTTGGCCTTCGCGGCAGGCTTCTTCGCGGCAGGCTTGGTGGCCTTCGTGGCTGCCTTGGTGCCTGCGCCCACCAGGGTGACTCCCTGGGGGTTGCCCAGTTCAGCCTCGGGCTGTCCTGCGGCGGGCTTCGTCGTCTTCTTCGTTGCGTTTTTCATAATCGTTTGGTTTCCTTTTTCTGTCCGCGCTTGGCGGACGACACCATTCATCACTTCGCAGCCCCCAGACAGTCAAGCGCGATGCAAAACTTTTCTCGATTTATTTTTGGGGCTGCCTGGACGCAAAAAAGCCCATCGGTTTTGGCCGACGGGCTTTCGGGGCGTCCCGCGCTTAACGAAAGCACACGTACGCTATAAACGCCAGGATGAGTATCAGGATTATGTTGAGGCAGCCGAGCGGGGCTGCCGCACTGTCGTAATGCCTCGACTGCTTTTTGGAAACCTCAATCTGCTGCTTGGCAGCCTCCCCTGGGCGCAGTCCGCAATGGGAGCAGAATTTCGCGCCCCACGCGATGGGGGCTTGGCAGTACTGGCACTTCATTGTTCTCGCCACTCCGCGTCGATGACCGAAGGGTAGAAGTCGGCAGCCCCAGCCTCCCCAGCGATTGTGACTCGGCCAGTCGATTCAGGCGTGAGCGGCAGTGCCCAACCCAGAACCCTGACGGGCTGTCCGCGAAAGGTTTCGGTGATGTCGCCAACCTTCACGGGCAGCCCCGTTTTGCGGTACACCAGTTTTTTCATAATCGAATCCTTCCGTTTGAATCGAACAGCCACCCTTCTGCCTCGCAGAGCGCAGTCAATCGCGATTCAGCCTCGTCCAGTCCCAGGTCGTCGTGTTGGTAGAAAAGATAATCGTCGAGCGCACGATTGCGTGCGTCGGGCTTCAGTTCGCCGAAGGCGCAGGCTTGGCGCATCATGCGAGGCTCCAAATCTCTCTCGGCCACTCCTCGCCTAAACTCTTGCCTTGCCTCCGGCGACTGGACGTGGCCAGCAGCAGGCTAGGATTCCCGTGGTCGTTCACGACCAGCACTTCGCCAACATAATCGTCTGGCACTTCGTGCAGTCCCGAAACCTTCAGCCCATCGAAAGATTCAAGAAAATCTTCGCGCAGCCAGAAACCGTAATCGCTTCCGTCCCCAGGGTGCGCGCCGAAGTAGAAGTAGGGCAGCGCATACTCGTCGAGCGCATCGAACAGCCCTTCGT